GAGCCTGAAGAGGGCTTGGAAACGCTGAAAGAGCGCCTTGAGGCCGAGCGAAAGGCTCGGATCGAGGCCGAAAAGCGTGCTCACGAGTACGCTCAGAACGCTGCGAAGGCGAAAAACGAGGTTCAGGACACCAACCTGACGCTCGTGACCAACGCCATCGAGACGGTGCGCCAGAATTCGGAGATTCTGAAGGCAAATTACCGCGAAGCGATGTCGATCAACGACTATGACTCTGCGGCGCGCATCCAGCAGGAGATGGCGACCAACGCAGCGAAGTTGCTGCAACTGGAACAGGGCAAGCAGGCCCTCGAAAGCGCGCCGAAAGAGAAAATCCCTGACCGGATGCGTCATTCTGACCCGGTTGAGGACCTCGCATCGCAACTCTCGCCGCGTTCTGCATCGTGGCTGCGGAAAAACCCGCAGTTTGCGACCGACTCGCGCCTGTACCAGAAGATGATCGCAGCGCACAACCTTGCAACGGCTGACGGCATTGCGCCCGACACCGACGAGTATTTCCAGTCGATTGAGGACACGCTCCGCATCAACCGGCGCGCCGAAGTCGATGCGGATGACCCGTCGTCTGTGGCCGCAAAGCCCACTCAGCGGCGCAGTTCGCCGCCTGCGGCTCCGGTTTCGCGCAGCGGCACCGGCACCGGGTCGAAGCCGAACGTCGTGCGGCTGACCTCTGCCGAGCGCGAGATGGCCTCGATGATGGGCATGACCGATCAGGAGTACGCCAAGAACAAAGTCGCTCTCCAGCGTGAAGGCAAACTGAACTAGGAGCGACGATGGACATTCAACGACCCGAAAAGAAGCGCGGCAGGCCGCGCAAGGAGCAAGACATGAAGCCTTTGACCGAAGAAGAAGCCGCTGCGATTCCCGCATTCGTACCGAAGCCGATGGATGAATCGACCGAAGACCACCTCGTCCGCCCGGAGCCTCGCAAGAAGATGCGTGAAGAAGACCCCCGCACCCGCGCAGCGCGGCGTACCGCAGAACTCAAGGATCACCTCGGCAGCATGGACGAGGGCACCGACGAGTTCTTCATTGACGCCCGCGAAATCCCTGACGGCTGGACCTACGAGTGGAAGCGCAGGCTGCTGCTCGGCGCTGAGGACCCGGCGTATCAGGTCGCTCTCGCCCGCGCAGGCTGGGAGCCGGTCCCGGCCTACCGGCATCCGAACATGATGCCGACCGGGTACAAGGGCGCGACCATCGAGCGCAAGGGCGCGATCCTGATGGAGCGACCGAAGGAGATCAACGACGAGGCGCGTGCAATTGAACTGCGCCGCGCTCGTGCTCAGGTCCGCCAGAAGGAAGAGCAGTTGAACTCCGCCCCGCAAGGCCAATTTGGCCGCGACAACAAGGGCAATCCGCTGGTCAATGTGAAGCGTTCCTACGAAGCGATCCCAATCCCTAAAGAGTAGGGATTCCCACCTCTACGCTTCGTCCTCGGCCCCTTCGGGGGCCTTTTTTTGCTCAACGCTTGACATAACAGAAAATTCGGGCGTATAAGTGCGCCAATCCCTCCCCGGTGGAGGGCTGACAACTTCCCGGTCTAAATCGCCCCGGCGCGCGATGATGGCCTCCGTAATAGGAGACAAACCGTCATGGCGAACACTTTTGCGCCTTTCGGGTTTTCGCAGTTGAAGGGGACGGGTTCCGCTCCGACCTATGAACAGGTCACGGGCGCGATCCTCAATTCGTATGGAACGTCGATTTACTTCGGCGATCCGGTCATCAACAACGCGGGCTACCTCAACCGTGGCGATGCCTCGACGTACCCGCTCGCTGGCATCTTCGTCGGCTGCAAGTACCTCTCGACCAGCCAGAAGAAGACCGTGTGGTCGAACTACTGGCCGGGCAGCGACACCGCGTATCCGGTCGAGGCGTACTACGTCAACGACCCGAACGCGCAGTTCCTCGTGCAGTCGGGCAACACCGGCACCGCGATCACGCAGGCCAACATCGGCTCGATGATCAACTACGCGGTCGGCACCGGCAACGCGGCCAGCGGCCTCAGCGGCGCTTACGTCAATCAGGCGACGATCATCGCGCCGGGTACGACGGGTTCTGCTGAACTTCCGTTCCGCATCGTCGGCATCGCGACGAACGTACCGGCAGTTGCGACGGGTTCCGGCGCGGTTCCTTATGATCCGACCGCTGCGAACAACTACGTCGTGGTGGCCTTCAACAACGTGCAGACCAAGTTCCTCGGAACGGTCTAAGGGGAGTAACTAGCAATGGCCGTTAATCTTTCTGCGATTAAGGACCTTCTGCTCCCCGGTCTCCGTGGGGTGGAAGGCAAGTACGAGATGATCCCGTCTCAGTACGACAAGATCTTCACCAAGCATGACTCGAAGATGGCTCTGGAGCGCACCGCTGAGATGCGTTACCTCGGCCTCGCGCAGTTGAAGACTGAAGGTGCTCAGACCTCGTTCGACAACGGCGCTGGCGAGCGGTATGTCTACAACCAAGAGCACAATGAAATTGCTCTTGGCTACGCCATCACCCGCAAGGCCATCGACGACAACCTTTACAAGACGCAGTTTCACCCGTCGAACCTCGGTCTGATCGAATCGTTCCAGCAGACCAAGGAAATCTACGGCGCGAACATCCTCAACACCTCGTCGGTCTACAACCCGGCCATCGGTGGTGACGGCGTCTCGCTCGTCAACGCGAACCACCCGATTGACGGTGGCGTCGTGTCGAACACGCCGAGCGTGCAGGTGGACCTCAACGAAGCCACGCTGCTGAACGCGATGATCGCGATCCGCACGAACTTCCGCGATCAGGCTGGCCTGAAGGTGTTCGCTCGCGGTCGCAAACTCGTCGTTCCGCCGCAGTTGGAGCCGGTTGCGATTCGTCTGACGAAGACGGAACTGCGTCCGGGTACGGCAGACAACGATGTCAATGCGATCCTCACGACCGCAGGCGGCTTGCCGGAAGGCTACATGGTCAACGACTTCTTGACCTCGCCCTACGCTTGGTTCCTGCTGACGAACATCGACGGTCTCTCCTACATGGAGCGCGTCAAGTTCGAGACGGATATGCAAGTCGACTTCGTGACCGACAATCTCCTCGTCAAGGGCTACGAGCGGTACTCGTTTGGGTACTACAACTGGCGCTCGATCTGGGGTTCGTTGCCCACCTCGTAAGGAGAAATCGTAATGAGCAGCACAGTTTTTACTGGGCCTGTCCTTGCGGGTAACGTGTTGCAGAGCGACGGCACCGGCAGTCTTGCCGGTGTCGGCGGGAGCACGGGAACACAGAACGTCGGATTCTGCCAGATGGCGCAGTTTGCGCCTATCACGGAATCCGCGACTGCGGCCGCGACTTCCATCGTCATCCCTGCACAGAGCGTCATCACTGACATTTATGTGAACGTCACGGCTGCTTGGAGTGCCAGCGGCACTCTGAGCATCGGAACGACCAGCGACGCCAATCAGTTGGCTGCTGCAATTTCGAACGCCAGTCTGGCTCAGGGGCAGTTCACTGTCCCTGTTACGACGCTGATTGCGAACTGGCTGAATTCCAGTTCAACTCAGGATGTTCAGATCTGGGTTCAGTCGAGCGCTGCTGGCACGGGAACGGCAACTCTGGTGGTCTGCTATTTGCAGGCTGCGAATGGCTTCACCAACGGTCAGTACACCTGATTTGGGAGTAGAACATGAAAGGTCACAAGGGTCATAAGGGCCGTCACCACAAGGCGACGGGTGGAGTCAACGAAGCGGCGGAAGACCTCAAGTCGAAGCCGAAGCGTTACAACAACTCGAACGTCGAGGACGAGGCCGAGGAGCGCAAGCACGGCGGTCGGGCGAAGAAGCACGGTATGTCGGCCCACGGCCACCATGCCAAGCATCACGCCGGTCGCAAGCCGCGCAAGTCGGGCGGTCGCGCTGGCGGCTCGAACATGAATCCTCTGTCGAGCGCCCACAAGGGCACTCCGCCGAAGGGTCATACCGTTGAGATGGGGATGGAGTGATCGAAAGATCAATCCTGAATCAAACGGGGGCCTCTGCGCCCCCGTTTTTCCATGAGGAGACGCCATGTCTGGTGCATGGACTCGAAAGGAAGGCAAGTCGCCTTCCGGTGGGCTGAACGAGAAGGGTCGCGCATCGCTGCGCGCTGAAGGCCACCACATCAAGAAGCCGGTGACTGCGGGCGAGGCTGCACACAGCCCCGAAGCCGCACAGCGCCGCGACAATTTCAGGACTCGGATGTGCGGCATGAAGCACAAACTGACTTCTGCAAAAACCGCGCACGATCCGAACAGCCGTATTAACCTTGCTCTCAAGCGTTGGGATGTGAAGTGCTGACATGAGCAAGCCGTTCTGGAAAACAGAGATGCCGTCCGACCACGAGACGAAGCATCTCGACAAGAAGCAGAAGGCGAGCGCGAAAGCCCGTGCTCGGGCTGCTGGCCGTCCGTACCCCAACTTGATTGACAATGCGGCTGCTGCACACGCCCGCAAGAAGTAAGGAGAATCGACCATGATGTCGAGAACCGTGACCGTCACCGCCCCTGCAACCGAATCTCAGTGGGTGCGGTTCGACAACTGGGCCAACACCACTTCTGCGCTGTGGCAGGCCGAACCGAGCGGCGGAGCCAACTACACCATTCAGTCCACGCTGGATGACCCGAACGACCCGGTCAGCCCGGTGGCGCTTGCCGACATGACTTGGCCGACGAGCGTTCAGGCGGCGACGGCTGCTGCGGCGCAGGGGTCGATCACGCCCCCGGTGTTCGCTCGGGTGCTGCTCAACAACGCCACCGGATCGGTCAAGGTGATCTTTGTCCAGCAGGGCAGCGTCACGCTGTAAGGTGTTTCAATGGCCGCAGGCACCTACAACCTCTGCATTGATCAGGGTGCGACATTCAGCCGCGTGTTCCTGTGGACCGTTGGCGGATGCACCTGCGGCACCGGCTATTGCTCGGGCACCTGCGGGTGCAGCAGTTCGTCTTGCGCTGGCGGCACGCCGGTTGACCTGACCGGCTTCACGGCGGACATGCAGATCCGCCAGACGGTGCAGTCCTCGACAATCCTGTACGAAGCCAGCACCTCAAACGGCGACATCGTGCTCGGCGGCACCGCCGGTACGATCACGCTGACGATTCCTGCAAGCGCGACCGCCGGGTTTGATTGGAACCTCGGGGTCTACGATATGAACCTGACTTCATCGGGAGGCATTGTCACTCGGTTGATCCAAGGCGCAGTCACAGTCTCTCCTGAAGTCACACGATGAGCATCAACTCCAACGATTGCAATTCCACGGTTACGGTTGTCGCGACGCCTGAGTGCGTCGAGGTCAACGTCTCCGCCGAGCCGGTCATTTGCGAAGTCGCAACGCCCGGCCCCCAAGGTATTCAGGGTCCGACCGGCCCGACCGGCTGGACCGGTCCTACCGGCGCGCCTTCAACGGTGACCGGCCCGACCGGCTGGACTGGCCCCACCGGGCCGACCGGCTGGACTGGCCCGACTGGATGGACCGGTCCGACTGGGCCGACTGGATGGACTGGCCCCACGGGACCGACCGGGTGGACCGGGCCGACTGGCCCGACTGGCTGGACCGGACCTACTGGCTGGACCGGCCCGACCGGCCCTACGGGTGCCGATTCAACGGTGACTGGCCCGACTGGTCCCACCGGATGGACCGGCCCGACCGGCTGGACGGGTCCTACAGGGCCGACCGGCTGGACCGGCCCTACGGGTCCTACTGGCGCTGATTCGACCGTCACAGGGCCTACAGGGCCGACTGGATGGACGGGGCCGACTGGTCCGACTGGATGGACAGGACCAACCGGACCTACGGGGTGGACTGGCCCTACGGGTCCCACGGGCGCTGCCTCGACGGTTACTGGTCCGACTGGCCCTACCGGCTGGACGGGGCCGACTGGTCCGACTGGATGGACAGGACCTACCGGCCCCACAGGGCCTACCGGGTGGACCGGACCTACCGGCCCAACGGGGCCAACAGGGTGGACAGGGCCGACTGGGCCGACTGGGCCAACCGGCGCAACTGGCGCAACCGGACCGAATGCGATTGCCATCGGCACGACGACCGTCACGGGCGGTACGTCGGGCCGGGTGATTTACGACAATGCGGGCGTTGCGGGCGAGTATCCGATCAGCGGCGCGAATAGCGTTGTTCTGAGAGATGCAAACCAGAACGTCAGTGCAAATTCAATCTACATAAACAGCGCGTCAATCGCGGCTTCCGGTACGCCGATCAACATGACGGCGGCATCGTCACCGGCATACATCGTCACGGGGTCGGGTGGTCAGACGATTGTGCTGCCGAATGCAACGACCTTGCCCATCGGCGCAATTTTCACGTTCAACAACAACCAGTCAAGCGGCGCGATCACGGTCAACGTGTTTGGCGGCGGCTCGACGGTCTCGACGGTGCAGAGCGGATCGTTTGTCGAGATCGTGCTGCTGACGAACGGCACGACGGCGGGAACGTGGGATACGCATTACTTCGCGCCGTCAAATGCCTCGTGGTCAACGAACACGCTCACATGGCCCGGTACGTCGAATTTCACGGCGTTGAATTTGGGTGTGCAGGGCACGACGCAGGGCACGCTGCAACTCAACAACACCGCAACGTCCAACTACACGCGCATCCAGTCGTCCAACAGTTCAACGGCGGCGTGGACGATGACGCTGCCGACCAGCGCCGGTACGTCGGGCTATGTGCTTCAGACGGATGGCACTGGTTTGACTTCGTGGGTCAATCCCACTTCGCTGTCCACGACCCTGACGGTCAACTCGACCCCGACCAGCGGCG